CAGTTGCACGTGAGGCCGTCAATGATTTCTTAGGACAAAAGGCCGCTCCGGATATGTGGGAGGAAGTTGTTAGCAGATGGGTTCAGAACAACGCAGGGAAGAAAGTAAAAATAATAAAAGAGAATTATCAGGAATGGTTTAGGAACTACCTAAAAGAGACTCTCGACCCTAAGCTGAGTGTTGAAGAGATGGTATCTTCTCTTTATAAGACCGTCTCTAATGATTTTTCATCACTTCAAGAATGGCAGGTAAGAAGGATAATCCAGACAGAGAGTCTCACGTCTATGAGCGTGGCTGCATCTGAGAGCATAAAGGAGTTGAACATTCCTTTTGTAAAGACATGGGTCATTTCAGGCAACAATACCCGCCCTGCTCATGCGATAATGGACGGAACTACCATTGAGGACACAGAGCTATTTGATGTTGATGGAGAGCAGATGGAGTTTCCGAGAGACGGCAACTATGGTGCTTCGGCAGGGAACATCATCAACTGTGCTTGTACTGTTATCCGTGAGCCTAAATAGTATATTTCAATAATACAACACCCGATAATTAATGCTTTTTAAGTTGTTTTTTCGTTTATTTTAGCGACAAAATGAATTAAGATGGATTTAGAATATAAGTCGGGCAGTTTTGAGGTGAAAAAAGATGGTGGCAACCTATACATAAAGGGTTATGCTGCCACTTTTGGCGTTAAAGATTCCTATAACGACATAATCAATCTGGGAGCGTTTTCTTCAACATTGGCCTCTGATAGAAACAGGATAAGATTCTGCTATCAGCACGACATGGATAAGGTTATTGGTAAGATAATCGACATAAAGGAAGATAGTATTGGCCTTTACTTCGAAGCGAAGATTTCAAATACCGGACTTGGGAAAGATGTGTCTATCCTTGTTGAAGATGGTGCTCTAAATGAAATGAGCATAGGGTACAGAACGAAGGTAAGCACATGGGATGACGTGAACGAAATACGATATCTTGTTGAGGTGGAGTTGGCCGAGATTTCTATTGTTACCAGAGCTGCGAATAAGGAAGCAACGATAAGTTCTACCGAGGTAAAGAGCGAGAAAGACATTGAGGGCAAGAATATAGATTTTGAAAACATCTCAAATGAGAGGCTTCAGGAGCTGAAGAAAAGTATAGACAATGAATTTTACAAACGAATTTTAAAACGCGTATAAAGAATGGACGAGATTGAAAAAAAAGCGCAAGAGTTGAGTGAGAAGCTCGAAATTGCAACAAAGACGGCATCGGAGTTGAAGGCCGCCAACGAGACTCTTACAAAGAGACTCGACACTACCGAGGAGGAAAAGAAAAAGATGCAGACAGATATTGACAATATTGACGCATCTGTTAAGGCTATTAACGAAGAGCTTAAGGCTGCCCGTGAAGAGTTGAAGAAATCAAAGATTGAAACATTTGGTGCTGCTGTTGAGGAGGTTATTCTATCTCCTGAATTTAAGTCAGAATTTGATGAGGTTATCTCAAGAAAACGCTCTGGCACAAAAGCCTTTGAGGTTAAGACAGACCCATCAAGTATTTTAACTTCAGGTGCTACAAATCCTGTGTCAAGGACAATGCCTAATACTACTATATATTCCGCAGGCTATGAGCCTAACAAGTTCTTAGCAGCGATGAATATTGTTACTATCCCTCCGGACAAGAACAGGGCCATGTGGTTTGATGGCGTGTACTACGCAAATGTAGGCTATGCCGAGGAACTGACTGCTATCACAACTGGTGATGGGGCAACCATCGAGGAGAAGTATCGTGAGATTGGAAAGATTGCAGCTAAACTGCCTTTCTCAAGCGAGAGCGTATCTGACATGAGTTACTTTGTGAACTGGGCTAAAAATGAAGGTCTGAAGAGTGTACAGAACTATGTTGATACTCTTATCTACTCTGGTGACGGAGCTGACGGAGGTGCTAACACTAAGAAAATATACGGCCTTAAGACACAAGGGGCAACTGCTTTCAATGCTACCACAGCTGGTGTTGTTGCATCTCTAGAAAATGCGAACTTGGCCGACTTGATCCTGGCTTGTCAGACTCAGATTAATGTTCAGTCCAAGAACAACTATGCCGGAACAATAGCATTTGTTCATCCGGCTACCGTGACCAAGTTAAGGAGCATGAAGAATCTTATTGCCGATTACCTTAACGTACTTCCGAATGGCACTCTTCAGATTCATGGTGTTACTATCAACGAATCGAGCAAGGTTGCTGTCGATGAGCTTTTGGTATGTGACCAGAGCACTCTTTCCCTCTATCAGAAGGGAGCACTTGAAATGGAGATGGAACGTGTAGCATCTACCGATTCATTCGTGATGTATCTCCGCTGGAGAGGGCAAGTGGTTGTTCCTACTTTTGCTAAGTTAGGAAACGTGTTTGTAAGCTCTATTGCAACTGCTCTTGCAGCAATCAATAAGGAAGCTACATTAAAGGTTGAGGTTAGGACAACTTCTACTACTACGACTACTACGACTACTACCACAACTGGTGCGTAATGAAGAAAGCTGAAAAAAAGATGGATGTCTCCCCTTTGGAAAACAAGGGGGAGATTCTTCCTATAAAGAAAGAGGTTCTATCGAATAAGGTAGATAGGATTGTCGTTATAAAGGAACATGACGGCTTAGGTGTAGGGCACGTTATCGAGGCTTCGACACCAGAAATTATAAATATGATGATTGAAAAAGGCTATTGGAAACATGAGACTTCAGAAGATAAGTAAAGCGATAGCGGATAATATCACCGTGGAGGATGTCAAGTTGTATGCGAACATATCGACAACAACGAGAGATGAAGAGATAGCCTCAATGTTGGTTACTGCTATTAACAAGGTCGAGGATATAGCGAATATTTCCTTGACTGCCAATACTTATGTCCTTTATTCAGAAAAAAAGGTAAAATCAATCAACCTTTACAACCTTCCGGTAAGTGCTATAACATCCGTTAAAGATGCCATAACAGGGACTGAGCTATCTTATTCAAGCAATTATGATAAATCTACCATCTATCTATATGAAGAGGCGGAAGTGATTGTTGAGTATACAACAACGGCTACGCAGTACGACACTATCCAGTTTAAGCCTTTTGTCTTAGAGGTTTGTTCGGCTCTTTATGACGGGGTTACGGATAATGCTGTCTTAGGTCTTATTTACTTGAAAATACCGCAAAGGCTATGATAACAGGAAGAGACTTAGACGAGGTGGTGACGCTCTATACTGCAACAGCAACGGAAGGTGACTACGCACAGCCAAGCACCACTTTCGTTTCTCAGGGAGATTTCCCTGCTAATGTGGAGATACTTACAGGAACAAGAGCACTTTACTATCAACGTGAGAACACGTCATATCCGGTAATCATTAAGATACGCAAGGTTGATTTCGAGATTAAAAAGATAGTTCACAACGGAAGAACGATATATCCTAGTTCTATTGTTATAATCAATGAGACAGGTAAGTCAGATTCAAGGGGTAGATGGATGACGATAACGGGTGCAGGATATGGAACCTAAGATGTACATAGACCACAAGGATATTGACACTCTTAATAGGAAGTTCAAGTTACTTGGGGTTAAGATAGACGAAGAATCAAATAACGCATTAAAGAGGGCAGGATTAAAGATACTTGCCGAGGCACAGAGAAACCTAAAGAAAGATAAGAGCATTGCAACGGGGCAGCTTATCAATTCTGGGAAAGTAACAGAAGAGACAGGCATAAAGGTAGGATTTGAGAGCAACCACGCTGCGAATGTTGAGCACGGGCAGAAGTCGGGTACGAATGTAGAGCCAGCAAAATTAGTACAATGGTTAAAGAAAAAGAACTTTACCATAACGGGAACAAGGGGAGGAAAAGTAAAAAGCGGAAAGAAATATACAAGTGTTGTGTGGGCTATGGCGACCAAGATTTCGCAGAACATAAGACTAAAGGGAACAAAGGCAAAGCCGTTTTTATACCCAGCTTTGAGAAACAATGAAGACGAAGTGATAAAAATATTAGGAGACGCAATTAAAAAGATTATATGATGTATCTACCACACAAATATCTGTTAAAGGCACTTGTAAGCAAGATTAAGTCTCTTGGGTACAAGATGGATAATTCCTTCCCACGGGTAGAGATACATTCATGGGACACCACTCCAGAGGGTGAGAAGACCCTTGTTGACTGGGCTTGCACCTGCATAATAGAGGTGATAAGCAACACAACAGACGTGGCGGAGAGCCTTACAATAATGGAAGGTATTAGAAGCAATATTGATGAAAGTTTAGTAGTCGATAATTTCAACCTATGGAATGTGACTTGGGAGATGCTTTCACAATATGAAGAAATTGACGATAACAATAAAACGATATGGAGACAACTCCAAAGGACAAGGTTTAACGTAAGTAAAAAATAAAGAAAATGGCAACATCAGGAAAAACAAGAAGGGTGTATCTGGTTACGGGAGAATCAACAAACACCGCATTGGTTGGAGAATTATCAAGCCAATGGACAATTAACGGAAACATCATAGATGTATCAGACAAGGATTCATCATGGTTTGAAGGGATGGCCGGAAACAAATCTGGCGAGGCATCTGCTTCTCTTACGTTCCAGAAGGGAACAAATCAGGAAACAATCATGGATGCTCTTCTGGCGGGGTCGGCAGTTTCTATCTTCATTGGCGAGGTAAGTTCTGGAGCACAGGCTGACGGAATACTAGGAAGTGCCCTTATCGCTTCAATAAGCGAGTCAGACCCTGACAACGACAAGGTAACATGGGATATTTCCTTTACCTTTACAGGCACGATACAGAGAATAAAGGCAACCACCACAACGACAACAGGAGCGTAATTATGCACAATCCAATTCAGTACATTGAGGTAGACGGAGTGAGGAGGGAGTTATTGATTACTCCCTCTTTGTATAAGATATGCCAAGAAAGAGGATGGGAGATACAAGGAAAGACCGCAGAGGATATTTTCCCTGCTTATACCAAGTTGCTCTATGCTTCTGCTATTAACGCTTATGAGGTAAGG